GTGACGGACAATCCAGTCACATTGAAAGACCTAGAAGAGCTCAAGGCTCCAGTACGCGCTCACTGCAATAGCTGTGCTAAAGCCGCGTATGTGGCCACCGAAGGAATGCCAGAAAACACGATCGTAATTCACATTGCACGACGATTGCGCTGTTCGCGTTGTGGATCAACGGACATTGTGAGCCGGCCTTGCTATGAACACATGATGCCTCCCTTCGAGTAACTTGCCGCAGAACAAAAAATTGATAAATCACTTCTACCGCTTGCTTCAACAGGACACACTGCCCAGCCTCATTTGAAAAGAACTCGACGCCGCATTCGATGATGCGAGCGCCATTTGTTCTCATATTGGGTTGTGGCGTCAGTTTGAGATAATCAGCTCAGAAACTTGTTTTCCCGCACCTTTCGCAATGGAATAGTTCAGGCTAACAATATCCTGCTTAAAGCCATCAAAGGTCTGTCGCGTTTCGTCCCTATCATTCAGCGAGAGAATGAAACGACCAGTGATCTTGGAAAGCCGTTCTGCCATCTCGGCAAAGTCGGAGCGTTCAAATACCCCCTTGCCGTAATCTGTCTCAGCACCCCAGTAAGGTGGGTCCAAATAGAACAGTGTCTGTTCTCCATCATAACGCTCTATACAAGCACGCCAATCCAGATTCTCTATGGTTACTGCAGACAGCCTGACGGCAACTTTCTCTATGTTGTTCAGCACGCGCTTCACGTTAAAGCGGGACGGACGTTCTACCGCAATGCCGAAAGACTGACCTACTGACTTACCACCAAATGCGAGCCGTTGGAGGTAGTAGAAGCGAACAGCTCTTTGAATGTCAGTCAGATGATCCAATCCACTGCCTTTGAGGGATTCAAATTCTTCACGTGAGGCAAACATGTATTCCAAGCTTCGCAAGAACTCAGCTTTGTGTGAACGCAAAACACGAAAGAACGTGACAATCTCACTATTGATGTCGTTGATCACTTCATATTTGGTGACAGAGCTTCTCTTGAAAAACACCCCACCCATTCCACAGAACACATCCACATAACTCTGGTGAGACGTTTGATTGATCTTACTGACAATTCGGGCAGCAAGCTGGCTTTTGCCGCCAAGATAGGGTGCCACCGGTTCAGCATTGACCGGAGCGACTTCTCCAAACAAGTTCATCTTGAAGTTTACTCTTAAGATATGGCAAGATTTCCCAACCATACAATTAACACTGTATGGTTTGATGGGAATGAGCCTTTCAGCTTTCTTAAAGCTCTCACGGACTGATTTGACAATGCCCGTAGATTGACGTGTTCACGCACGTCATTCTTCCCACCATAGCTCTGGTGGGCATCGAAAAAGGAGGGATCGTGGGAAATAGTAACTCGTGACCACTAGCGGATCTGAAAAAATAGTCCGACGCATACTAGCAAGAGTGAGGCTTCAACTTAAGATTGCTAACAATTAATCTGAACTCACCTCACTTTAAGGTCATTCACGCAGTTCCATCAAAGGGGCACCGATCTAAATGTCCGCGCCCGAGAGGCAAGATCAGCTTTAGACTGCCATATAGTTCTATAACCCGATAAGATCTTATTCATCGCTTGACGGACAGTCAGCAGATCAGGCTTATTACAACCATTACCTGTAGCTTACTTGATAAGGGGTGGAGCTACATAAGAGCAACGTTTATTTCCTCAATCAAACCGACCTATCTCAATCCGACAAAGGAGGCAACAAGTTTGGAAGATAATGAAAATTCTCTCCCGCGCCTTGTACATAACGTTGATCCTGCACGCGTTATCCTAAAATCTATTCGTGATGGGGTTATGCCAGCCGCCGTCAAGGCGAAGCACCCTGACATCGATGTTGATCATATTTATAAATCGCTTCAAGCTCGTGGCCTCATTGATCATATTGAAATCATTCTGAATTCACCTGGCAAGGGGAGCGAATACTATTTAACAGATAAAGGTCAAAGGTGGCTGCAAACATACGATTATTGGGAACGAGTTAAATTCAAACTCTCGAAGTGGCAGTTGTTAGGGGGGATTATCTTTGGCATTTCGATAAATTTCGTATCAAATTTGATTTGGCCTCTATTGCCCTTTGACTTTGGGCAACGAATAAAAGACGATCAAGGAGATGTAGAAACGTATGATCTGACAGCTCCTCTAGACCATAACATGGCCGTCGAGAACATGATAAAAGAGACACCTTCGGTGGTCGTTGATCTAGAAGGTGCGAAAGGTAGCTTTGAGAGCTTTTCTCAGGGGTTATATGAGGGTATGGGATTGTTTGGATTTGCCTTCCCGTTTATCACCACAGCAATCTTAGTTTGGGTCTTCACAGTTCTGTTCACTCCAATAGCTCTGAGCAAAATTCGTTCAAAAAGCAAAGCGCAAGCCCAAACGGACAACTAAGTGAAGGATGTGGGTATTGCGGAGTTAAGTGAGAGACCTAAAATCTTAGCTCCCTCACTTCGAGACAACAATTGTCCTTGTCGCCCTCTAAGTCGAGGAGGTCCATTTTTTGTAGCTTAAAGATGTCTCGCTTGTTTGGAGATAGTCTTTCAGACTTTAAAGAAATAAAAATATATCTTATTGCGCAATAATCATATCACGGTCTTTGCTGATTCCAGACAGATCACAATACGTCCTTCTTCTTAAATGGGAAAAAAGCCATATCGACCCAGTTCTTTATTCTTGGTGAATTGGATTACATTTCCATATTCATGGATATTACTAGGAACTGATTTCTTATTCTCCAACACTATCGTTTGCATGCGGGACCAGTCTTCAAGACTATCGAAGAAGTTCTTGTTCAGATCGGTATGGGAGATTTCATCCACTTCGTCCGGTTCCTCATATGCAATTAACGGAGAATCTAGGACGACAAAACCGGTATGTGGTAGCTTTTTGTTCTGTAGACAAAGAGAGAGACCTAATGTAACAGCCGAATGAGTGATGGACCGATGCCCTTTACCATTGCTTCGGCGATGCTTGCCATTAATTACGATGTCATTTGTATCACTCGAAAAATGCACATTTTGGGAATTGGGCAACTTCCAGTCATCTAAAAATTCACCAACATCTCGAGCCAAATCAAATAGTGAGGTTTCCGGAATTTTGTTTTCGGTAGTTTCTTGTTCTAGAGCTTGCACCTCAGAGTTTTCGTTTAATTTGACTTCCAGTTTTTTCAACGAGTCGAAGAGTTCAATCGCCCGTGATACTTCGGACTTCTTTGCAATAAGTAGAGAGTAATCAGCTCTGGATGTAGTCAAATCAGGTTGCAAATCTTGCAACTGAAGGGTCCAGGTATCCAAACGTTCTCGCTGTTTGGTGACACTATCAATGAGCTGATGTTCTTCCAATGAAAGCTGACTGAGAGTGCTTACTAACTCTCCTTGCAATAATGCAACTTTTGCTTTTTCAGCTTTGGCTGCAATAGTGACTTCATTGATGTCCCCTTCACACAGATGATCACTACTATGGTTGTCCGGAGAAGCACCACATAATGGGCAGAGTTCGTCAGGCAGGGCAGCTATCAGATTGCCTGACTCTATGATTCCATCCAGGCGCGATATATCTGAAACATAGTGTTTGAGCAGCAAGTTGAAACGGCTAATCATAGTTCCTACTTCAACCAACCGCTCAGATTTTTCTCTAAATATACGCTGCTCATCGTTCTTTCGCGAGAGAACTTCATGATAATTACTTTGGTGGATTGTTAACGATGAGTTGGCATCCTCAATTGACACCTCAAGCTTTGAAAGCTGGGAAGCGAGTTCGTCGATGGAGGTCTCTTCACTTGCAACCTCCAAGATTTTCTTACGCATTCCATCCACAATTTCATCTAGCACGCTTGCTTTTGCACTTCGCGAAATTCGTGCTTCTTCAATTACTTTTTCTTCGACTAGTGAGCTGTCATCAACTCCAGTTAAAAGAAATCTTAGCCGGGATAGCTCAAAAGTTTTTTCTGTATATTGCCCTGAGAAAAAGGGGGAAATTTCCGATTGAATGTCACTTTCATTTACAAAAAATAGAGGTAAAAGTGTGCGAAGCGTTAAGTTTTTTTTCGTGTTCTTTGCGTTTTTCTTTAGCTCTTTGCCAAAGAGACCAATCTTTTTGAGTAGGAAATTCGAGATGCTGTCGTTCTTTTTCGTGGGTTTTTTTGCTTTCAGAATTTCATGGTTGAGGTTCTCTGCAGCTACTAAGTGAAGCCCCTCATAAAGCTTATAATCCCCACCTCTTATCGAGCGTGTTAAAGTAATTTCAGAATTATCTGAAAACCTTATCCCTAATGAAATATCAGAATATCCTACGTGTTCAGGAAGTTCTTTCGGAGCACTCTCTCTACCCAACATGAAATCAATCGCATCAAGAATTGATGATTTCCCCGTGTTGGATGGGCCATAAATAATGTTTAGGCCGTCTGTGAAAGTGACTGCCGCAGGTTGCTTGCGAGGCCCGCTGAAACAAAGGTGTCTAAGAGTGAAAGTATTTGTCATCGGTTGCCAGCGATCTTTATTTGCTCAAATTGAAATTCAGTTGACCATTGGTCGAATGCTTTGTTGAAGACAGTAGAAAAAGCGTCTTGGTCAACGGTAACGTGGTGGGCTATAACCCAACTTGCTCTTTTCTTTAGATCTTCCATGTAAGGTGCTTGCAGGCTGTCCAATATCACTTTTGCAAGTTCAGTAGCTGAATAGCAAAACCCTGATTGCGTAAGATGCATCTTGACCAGACCTTTTGATTCCATAAGAACTAAACCGCGTTCGACTAATTCACGCCGAATAACTAGCTCACCACTTCTGTTTGGCATCTCTGGGTGGAGGCTCGGAGGCGCGGCTTCGAAATCACCAGTATGAACAACGAGATAATCAAATGCAGACAATTGCTGTAAATCCAATGAGATAGACAAATCGACGACCAAGAGACAAAGAGATCTGACGCCCGTTTCAAAGGAGCTGTTAAAAGTATAAATCCGGTTTGTAGCTTTCTTGATCACTTTTTCCTCCAAACCAATTTATCGTTATTTGCTAATTGATGACAGATCCCCCGCAGCCTTTTTGGTGTAGTAACTCCAGCTAACCCATTTGCAGAAACGTTAAGCGTACTGGCTGTTTTTGTCACTTCTTTCACCCTATCAAACGCGTTGTTGTGATCATCTTCTTCAACATCTTTGACGCCGTGAAAAACTTCATCTTGGAGAGACTCGAAAGTTCCATTGGGCACTGTGTCTCTTGCAAAACTTACAAGTGCTTCAGCATCATAAAAAGTTTGTCTAGATCGAGAAAAATGGCCTTGGAACTTTGGATGACTTACAAGTTCCTCATGGGTTTCTATCGTCACTCCACAATCACTGTATGCTTCTAACAGCTGTTCTACGTAGCGACTCTCTTTTTTGGCGGGTGTAATTGGTGCTAGCTCATTTTCTGGAGCACCAGTTAATCCGCCACCAAATCTTGCCGTAAAATATGGAGTTTTGCGATGTTCCTCAATAACTTCAAGGCTGGGCTTGTATTGGAATATATTGAAATCAAAGGCTTCAACGTATAATTTAAAGCTTCCTTCCAGTTTGATTTGTTGCGATTTAGTAATTTTCGTTGAACAGTTCTTGTCCCACTCTGAGATCATTCTTTTTTTTAGGCTTTCGGAATTCAAGAGAAGTCTTTTTAAAGACTCCCCGCAGTCTTTGGGGGCAAAAAAAAAGTAGTTTTCAGGAACAGATATCCGTTTTTCAAATGAGTGCCAGATAATTTTCGCGGCTTCTAGCAAAGCAGTTGCGGGAGCTAGAGGGACCTTATAGTGCTTGCATTGGAAGTTATCCCACAATCCCGAGAAGCCCTTGTTGGACTTGAATGCAGCGACATCTATACCATAGTCGTTTGCGCCACCAAGCCTTACAACGAGGGAGTATTGGGACTTTTGGAAGTGCGCCCACTCTCGAATAAACTCTTCCCACTGATCGTGATTGAACAACAGAATTAACTGCTGAGGCAAAAACGGCGACTTAGCATTGATGGTATCAGATGACACAGGAAGTGTGGTTGCCGAAGGTACTTCCTGATCCAGTAGCTCTGCTGGGCTTAAGGCAAAATTGTCCACGGCGTACCAATATCTCATTAAAATCAATTTATGGTTGTATCTCAGCATGAATTGCATTTCGAAGCAATTACTACAACTGCGACATTCATGTGCTTTCAGTCTACGAGAAGCCTTTTAATCCGTATATGGCTGTAGTCAGCCTGCGCTCATCGTTGTCGATCAAGTTGAAAGTGTTGCAAAAATATACAAATGGAAGCGAGAAGGTCGTGATGATCACTTCATAGTTCTTATTTTAGCAAGATATTAAAGCAGTCTTTCCGGGCCATTTGCACCACTTTTAGTGGACATCGGTTAGCAGTTGAAGAAATGGGAGCGACAACCTTCTACCCGTTGCGATTTTTTTCGAGCAAGATCGACTTTCGGTAGAGAGTTCTCTCTGACGAGTAGCTCTCGGTGACGGCTCGAACGTCCGGCAAGGGCAAAATTGAGTATTTTTGGATCACTCATGGAGCTACTGTAGAAGCCTTCGGGCGTATCTACCTCAACCGCAAATGGCCCGCATCCTCAGTAATCGCTCGTCGATTACACTATTTTCTCTATGTTATCTTCCAGATGAAAAGCATAATTGCTCTGCCCGGTTCATTATTTCCATCACCGTCGCCCGTACGATTGACATTCCCAATTAGTCAAGAGATTGTGGGAGCAACTTTGTTCAGAAAGCAAGTGAAACAAAGCTCTGATCTTGGTGAGGCTCTGTTTTAACTGCTAGTCACTTTGGTTAACGCCCATATAATAAGCAGGTTTCATTCTTTCCACTCTCAGTTATATCTAATGACAGCAAGGATTACGAATGCCTATTGATCTTTCCGATTGGCTCATTACGACAATTAGCAGCACCGCAGTAATCACTACTGCGGGCTACGTGTTTAAGGATACTCTGGCTAAGTTCTTTGCTAATTCCGTAGAGCATCGGTTCGACAAAAAAATAGAATCTGTAAAATCTGAGTTGAGAACAAGTGAAGCTGAGATTGGTCAGGTAAGATCTTTCATAGCAGAACAAAGGCGTGAGAGAGATACCATAAACCACGCCAAGCGTATCGATGCTGCAGAGAATGCTCTAAAACTTTGTAATGCCTTCCAAAAAATGTCTATGGCTGTTGAGTTCATAAAGATCATCAATGTTGAAGAAATTTCAAAAGACAAGGGTGATCCGAAAATTCCTGCTTTATTCCAGCCCATTGAGCGAAGTCTAAAAATTGACGAGTGCTTTGAGGAAATCGGCAAGTTAGATCAGACTCTATTGAAGTTATATTTGGATGATCACACACTCAAAAATTACGATGCTTACACTAGCATCATTCTTAGAGCAGTCCTGTTCATTAAGCTGTTTGCAAACGCTGTAGGTGGATCTGAACTCATGAAAGAAGGGCTACTGCGGCAGAAAATCGAAGAGCTGGTGCCAACAAGCAATGAGGGGTTTGAGAAATGGGGTGAAGACTACGCGTATTATTGGATGCAATACTTCTATGACGAGGTTCTAAAAGGTCTTAGGGCAACCGTGAATGGAGTAGGAAGAGATCAAACCGATCTCAAAGCCGCCACTCAAGTAGGGGTTGATGCTATCAGAGCACAGTCAGAGATTGCGCGTTTACGAGCTGAAGCTAAAATGCCGGAAATTTTCTTGAAGACAGGCAAGCAACCAGAACTGCCTGTCTAATGAAGTTAGCTTCCCCGCTGCTGGCCCCCTCGAACGCCAGCTCTTGGCCCACATAAACGAGCCCTGAACTACCTGATCAATCAGCACAGGACCTGCCGCGTTCATAGTCTCGCAATTGCTTTCGTTTCATGCGGTTGTCCAGAACCCTATTCCAAGCCATAAAAAATGCAGCAACCACGGTCAGGATAATGAGCAGCGCCTGAAAGAACGGCTCTAGGAAGTTGACCCAGTTTTGGGCCATCCAAGCTGCTAGAAAAGTCAATGCTGTGCCTGTCTCTGATTTCTGCATCTTAGCCTCATTCAAGGATATGGATCTGTTGACGAGTAAACTGTAATCACAACTCCAAACTGGAAAGCCTTAAGCTTCGTTGATCGAGACAGCACCTTCACGCTGCGCCAACACTCGCTCACCCTGCACTGGATGGCTTTCCGGCCACCGGATATCCAAGAGCCGGCGCTTTGAGACTTTCGTGATTGTGACTGCGTTGGACTGGTTCCCACCCAGCACGTGATAGTGACCTGCACTCTCAGAAACGTAGAAGCCGACATGCCCTTTCCAACCGCGTGGACTTCCACGCCAGAACACGAGGATAGAGCCAGGTACCGGATCATCTAACCGCCTGCCGTATTTCGCCCATTGGCGAGATCCTAAAGGGTTGGTGGGCTGGGGATCAGATACAAGGCTCATGCAATGGGCGACAAACAGACCGCACCATGGGGTTTCATCGCTCTGGTAGGAGATACCTAATTTGCTCGCCCAGCCCATGATCCTTGGATTGTGCGTTGGTCCTGAGATCTCCTTGGTTCCCAGCAGTCGACGCGCCTCAACCAGCCATGGTGGCTCATCACTTTTGACTGCCTTGATTTTCGAGTTCAGCCAAGCCTGATAGGCGGCTTCAGAAAGTCTGCCCCAATCTCCATCGGGTTTGCCGGGATTGAACCCGAGGTCCTGCAGCATTTCCTGAGATTCAAAGTCTGGTATCCGTCCCATGATCACCTCACAAAAAAGGCTCCCTATGGGAGCCGTAGCTGCGCATATCGCGCTGTTTCAGAAAGAGATTTTTTGATTAGTTGGCGACGCGATAAACAATCACATCAAACCCACCAGACAGACCGCTTATGCTTCCCGCGCTGTTCAACCTCAAACCGTTGAGCGAAAAACTCGCCTTGGATTTAGCGTTCATCCCAACAATGTTGATGTAACTCAGATTACCTTGGGTGGTTCTTTGACCAACCACCTGAACGACATAACTTGTATCTGGCTGAGGTGTTCCGAAGGTGTAGGTTGCTCCAGAGCGAGAAAGATTAAAGGACGCATCGTCCCCGATGTTGGAGTACAGCGCCACGACCTGAGGCTTGCTTACAAGCGTATTCAATTTCGCAGAGTTTAGTTTGGGATCTGTGACAGCCTTGCTCTTTAGCTTGCCTGTACTCACTGAGCTATCAGTCAAGTCATTCATGCCAACTTTTGATGAAGTTGCAAGCGCTCCCAGACCCAGATTGGATCGGGCTGCTGATTTACTCGAGACATCTCCGAGGTTATTTGCTTTATTGAGAAAGTCGCTTGTGTCCGGCGTTGCCAAGATCCAATCACTGTCATCCTCTGAATAAACCTTCATCTTCTTCTCGACAGAGTGAAAGCAAAGCATACCATCTTTGAGTGGACCACCTTGATTGTCGGTAGATGGATTCACATTGAACGAACCAAGATAGAGCTTATTGAACCGCTGGAACGCTAACTCGGAAGCCTGCTCGACTGCGGCCTCAAGGTTGCTCAATGCCTCCTCAGCAGCTTGCTTTGCTGTTTGAGCCTGATTACGAGCAGCGATTGCAGCTTGCTTTGCTGCCAGCACCACCGCCTCGACATTCGCCGGATTGAGAAGCACATATCCATCCTGCCCCGGAAACACCGCGATCATTGCCGGATATCCAGCTTGCAGATCATCTTCACTCAGCTCATAACCAAGGCCGTTGCGAACTGACTTTTCGACGCCCTCAACCGTGATTGTTACAGCGCCAGTATTATTGTGTGCAGGCACAAAGAACGCCAACTCAACCGCTGACAAACTGACGCCCAAACGAAGCTCAGCGGTAATCGCGTTACCAGTCCCCCCGATATTGATCAGTCTCGTGATACTGTCAGCAAGGTCGCGCACATAGTTCCAGGTACCACCCAGCCATTGATAATATCCGCTCTTGTTTTGATCTGGATCTGCACCAACCATGGCAGGGGTGTAATCTTCTTTGTTGGTGATCGCATCCAGCTCAGCCTTGGTTTTCACTAGAACTGCACCAATCATAGCGGCAATCTCAAGTTGCCCCATATAGGCTATAATCTGATCTTTATCTGGCTCATACGGATCAGTACTATCAAGCCCCAGCGTGTCATGGCCGCGCCAAACCAATTCCTTAATCAGGAAGTTCATAGCCAACTCCAAGTGTTGAAAAGAGATTAAGTAGAGGCCTGAAGCACAACCGGATTGGACCAGCTGCTATTTTGCCCAAAGACCGAACGGGTTCGCATACGGAACCGATATTCCACACCAGCAGTCAAACTTTCTGTCTCGATGGCTTCTTCACCATCGTTTGCCTGGGCGTACTTGGCAGCGCCGCCGCTGGTTTTCATGTACTCAAGCTCGTAGGTGAGAGCCTCGGAGTTACGCGAAAAGCTCGCCTCAGCAATCAAGCTCTGCCCCTGCTGTTCAAATGCAATCGTGAAGCTGGTGACAATCGGCAATGCAGAGGAACCAATGCGCTGAGGAGGATCACCCTTTTCGCCCTCCTCCTCAGGTTCAAAATCGTAAAGGCTCTTGGGAACAACGATTGCCTCAAACTGGTGGGTAAAATTGTTGAGATCCAAAATCGGAGTTCCAATAAGTTCCAGATAGGCATCCACCAGATGAGGCGGTTCTGTGATCTTGATAAAGCGTCGAAACGGCAGGTTCTCAGATGCAAAGTAGTCGCACACAATCCGCACACGCGGAGCCGTCGCACGAATGTATTTTAGCTTCTGTTTGCGCCGCATATGGTTGTGGCTTTGGATACATTCGTTATCAACGGTTCGCGACCTGGGGTCATTCTCATCCACGTATGGATCACCCCAGATGACCGCATCATCCTCGGTATAATTCAGCTCTGGATTGGTCCAAAGGCCCCGAACAGATTTCACATTCGAGTTTGGATTCCGGTTTGACAGGAAGGCCACTTCCTTGATGTCTGCTGTTTTCAAGTGAATGTCAGGCTCTACCCACTCCCCGGCATGCACCGCCACCTTGCCTTGCGGGTCAACATAAAGCAGCAGTTCACCCGCTTCATCAATCAACCTTGCAATCTCAGTTGGATCATTGTTCTCCCGGCCACTGAGGCCACCATGATATCGAGGCTCTTGATCCCCTTGGAAGTTGGTGACCTGCTCATCAGCAACAGCAGCAGCATTAGCCCAACTCTCAAGATTAATCCGCTCAGGTTTCAAAGCTCCTCCATAGGGAGATAGCAAGAGATCAAGACGGTGAAGCGCAAGGTTCCTGCTAAAGGCAACCTCATCAGTTCGAGGGTCTAAAACGCGTTTAGCCCGAACCAAAGATGTCACAGTCGGATATCCATGCGGATACACCGTTCTATGATGTTGAGCGCTGACGCTCTTACAAATCACAAGTGTGCTGGCGATGTTGTCGCCGCGATGGTCATCACTCCAGATGTCACTAAACTTCGTGACCAGCTCGGAATACGGCTCACCAACCGGAGTGCCCAACCGCTCTTTGATAATGACCTTAGCCTTACCACTGAGGCGGTAATACTTAGATGCATCCTCATCATTGCTCAGCGATTTTATGACGTTGCCATCTTCATCAATCTCAACCGCTGCATCACTCAGGTAGTGTTCAACAAACCCATCTATCTCATGAGAAGCGTGCGCGATGATCATGTAAGCAGTCCCGTCACGCTCCTCCAGAAACATCATGTCTCCAGCCTTGCGCACCAACCCATAAGCAAACGACCGAGACGGTACGCTTTGCCGTTGATTGACTTTGCCATCTGCAACACTTGGCAAGGGAGCAGCATTACTCTGCCGACGCTGAGTGCCTGCCAACTCCTTGACGGCATATCCAACACCAGCAGACAAGCCGGCTCCGATAATCCCAACACCAACAGAGGACACCGCAGCACCCGCAAGAATAGCTTGCGTCGCAACGGATGCACCAAGTATGGCCGCTCCGTTCGACAATACGAACGCAACACCCAATGCAACAGCATGAGGCATCAAACACTCCAGATTTTCAGAGCTGGTGCGTGAATGGTTTCAAAACCATCCCGCCAATGAACTTGCCAGTTGAGCCCGTCCCAGATCGCTCCCCACTGCCGGAGCGGGTTATGCAAACTGCCGACAACCCCGATGTCACCGATCTTCCTAGAGCGCGTTTCCAGCAGGCCCGCGATTGCAACACAACCCTCGACCAAACCCAAAGCCCCGCCAGATGTTGTGAGAAGTTCGTTCAACTCTTCAGTGGTTGAGTAGGTGCCGCGCAGAAACTGAGCACCATCGGGATAGCCGTTGAAGCACGCCCAATCGGCAAGGACCAAGCAACAGTCAGCCTTGCCGGGATCGAAGCGCATGTCACGTCGATCTGACAGCCAACCTTGCAGGCTATTCAGGCACGTGGCCATGTGATGGTTTGCTCGTTCATGAGGGTCACTCGTTCACATGACAGATCTGGAAGAAGGTCAGGATTGAGTTTAAGCGACAGCGCTTTTTGATCTGAATCCGACAGCACAGCATTGCGCCGCGATTTGCGGGCATGGAACACATTCGCAACAACCACGATCACTTCATGCTTGATGTGAGGTTGAGCCTGATCACCCGTCGCTGCTTTGTGAAAATTCAGATCAATGATTTCGCCTGTGAACTTGACGATTGGATCTCCAACAGGCTGAAAGTACTGATCACAGGATTGCAATAAAATCTGCACTTCAGACCCGATGACATCATCTTCCTGAGTTTCTTCATAAGCCAGGTCGGCAATGTCCTGAGGAACGCCAGACAGGCCAACCTCCATAACCACGGCCTCACCAGAAAAGGAATATTGCAGCGTGCTTAAAGCTGATTCCGGGAGTTCCCCAGCAGCTCGCCAGTGATCACCATTTGCATCAATGTAAGGGCAAGATCCAAACCAGAAGCGAGAGGTTCCTTTTGGGAAATCCATCTTCATCAGGATCATCACTTTGCGGGCATTCATTCGGCTGCGACCTTATCCCAGTAATCGATTGCCTCGACAAAGTTCAGCGTCTTGTTTGTGATCGGTGACACTCCGTGGACGATGTCCATCTCATTGTCAGAGGCAAGATGCATCAGGCACGTTGGCTCTTTCACTGTGAGAATAGAACCTGCCGGAATTTTAGCTCGCGTCGCAGGAAAGATTGGGACTTGAACCACGTTCCCCTCTTTTGCGATTACCGGACCCGTTTGGTAAAGCGCATGAAAGTAACTGTACTTGATGCCCGTCAGGCTCAACCCTTCACGCAAAGCGCGAAGCTTCACAACAGTTGCACCGATCTGCGCGTCTTCTTCCATTTGAACCAAAGGTGGCTCACTGGAATACTTCGTGCCATCGGAAAACGTGGACCCATCAGAGTGGGTTGCCAGAGCACTTTGTGTCTTTGCGAGCTGCTGTAGCCGTGATCCCGTGCAGTAAGCCGGAGCAATCACCAAGCCAGTTCGCCCCTGCAATGCAACTTGGATTGCATTCCAAGCTTCCTCATGGTCCATGTCATTTGACTTCACCATGATATTTGGAAACACAGCCCGCCAGAAACCTAAGTCGGTTTGCGTTACAAGATCGCGGCCACCCAGCGTAGCACCACCCTGTCTTGTGAAAGGCCGCTGGTGAAAGGCTGGTTTACCCCGCATCGCAAACAGCTTGAATGGCCAATGAATAAAGTTAGCCAAGCCAGCCTCCCCCCTTGTTTTGCTCGTAAGCATTCAGGTCATTGACCACGTTCCCACGGGACTGAGCAGTGGCTGCTTTGATGATGCCAGGTTTAGCTTGATCGACGATTTGCACAGCAACAGGACCAGCAACGCCGGCCACTCTGACATCAAACTCAGAACTGCCCTCAACCACCAACCGGATCTCAGAAGGAGCATTGCGGTTTGCTGGTGCAGGAATTGCAGCAGGTTTCGGGATCATGGGAACAGGACCACCGACGAAGCCGCCTCTTGCAAAGCCTTTGGCGCTTTTATGCAGCGCATCAAGATTAGCAACGCCAAGCTTCCTAGTCGCCTCTTTAGAGAACACATACTCATCACCGTGCACGATACCTTTAGGAGTGTACTTGCCCCCCGGCCCCGTCCAACCACCCTTATCAAATCCAAGGAATGAAGTTGCTATGGATGCAAGGCTAGAGACCAGACCACCACCAGCAGAACCGGAACCACTACCGCCAAACATCGAGCCAAGCGGGCCAGTTCCAAACAACGAAGCCTGCATCGTCGCATCGAGCATGGATTGAATGAAGCTATCCAGCGCATCGTTGCCAGTTTCAATCTGACTGGTGATAGCAGAAAACTGATCTTGGACATGCTGCCCCATGAATGAAGCGGCTTCCATTGCCATCTCATTGTTCTTTGTCCAATTATCGTTAGCAACAACGAGCTGTTCAATCTTTTCCTTCTGCTCTTCAGTTGCAGCACTTCCAGCTTTGAGCAGCGCATTTTGCACCCGACGCTGAGTTGCATTCATGCCCATCTGCTCGCGCTCTATCTCAAGCGCTTTGATAACTTCCTTGACTTTGTCCGACTGTTTCTTGGCAGCACTGGCAACTTTGGTTCGCGCCTTGCTTTCTGTCTGCATAGCAAAGGCACGTTTTGTAATATCAACAATGCGCTTGCCTTCATCACTGTCAGCAGTCACCCCGGCACTGCTCAGGTTCGTGTCGATTACCCGTTGCAGTGGTGTTTTCTTGGCGGTCTCAAGTATCTTCTGCTGGGCAGCAATCACGCTTTCAATGCGCTCAGTCGCCGCCAACTCCTGAACCTTCAAACTCTTGGAGTAAGCTCCGTAAGCATCGACGCTATCTTGGTCGATCTTTCTCAAAATCTCTTGGCGCTTTGCGAGCAGCTCGTTGAGTAGCTTCTCCTCACCTTCCGCTGCATTCACCCACGGCGCAGTATGTGGATTGCTGTTGTACGCACCAATCACTTCACGAGTACGCGCAATCTGGTTATTGACGGTTTCAAGCTGTCCCTTTGGAGTAGCTTTCTGATTGACCTCATCAACCGCCCCGGCAATGCCTCGGATTGCATCCGTCAAACCAGTGGCGCTTGCAATCTGCTGGCCCCAACGCTCAAGCAAGATCTGAGTGGATTCCGCAAGACCATCGTAAGCCCCAGCCAACCCACCGCCAGCAGCTGCACCAGCGCCGCCGACTTGCTTTTCCACCGCATCAAGGATTGCGTTTTGTGCCTTCGCGACCTGCCCCGTGGCCATGAAATTTTTGATCATATCTTTCTGAGTTTGAGTGAACGATACGCCAACGCGGCGAAGCGCAGACAAGCCAGTCACCGGATCTTCCAGAGCCTTACCCAACTGCACCGCAGAGCTTGAGAGAGTTCCAAAGCCAACAGCCGCCAGATCCTGACTAAGCTTGATCGTGCGATCAAAGGTTGTTCCTGCAACAGATCGAAATGTTAAGAGCTGAGCAATTGCATCACGAACACCAGTTGTACTGGCAAGCGTATCAAGTCCGACACCTTGAGCAAGCTGCTCTAGCTGCTTGGATGTACGACCGGCAGAAAAGCCCGTCGCTTTGAGCACCGCGTCAGTACGCTTCTGCTGCACTTCAAACGCCTCAAAGGCTTTGACAGCTTTAACAGAAACACCAGCGAATGCAGCCATTGCGACACCAGCCGCAACCAGTGCTGGATTGACGCTGCCCAAAGCACCACCGACCGCTCCGAGACGACCGGAGACACCACCAAGCGGACCCTCAAGGATAGCAACAGAACGACCTGCTTGAGAGAAGGTATTACGCATCTTTCCAGCAGCAGTGCCAGACTGACCGATAGACTTGTTAAACCTCTTGATCTGATTATCGTTGAACGCTTTCTTTTGAGCACGCTCAACTTTTTTCATCTGCCGCTCTACGTCGGTCACGCGAGCTTCGTAAGTTGTGATTAGCTTCTGCTCAACCTTGCTAGCCATATCGATTTACCAACTCTCTCAGCTCGACGTGATCATCTTCGGTGATGTCACTCTCATCAGGCCCAAGCCCATTCGCTTTGTTGTATCCATCCATTGCCGCATACAGCTCACTGATGGACGCCTTCCAGAAAACCTCTGGCGTCCATCCGAGCACAGGCATCCACTGCATCCACTCACGCAGCGGAAAGCGCGTTAGTGATCGCTCTCCGCTGCGTTGCCCTTTCCCGCCGCATCTGCTTCATCAGCCTCAGGAACAAGAGCCTCAACAATTTTTCCGGCAAGATCAGAAAAACCCAGAATGCCAGCCGTTTTTTTTAACGCCGCGTCCGCGTCACCTTCAACGGTCATGGCTTCAAAGCAGGATTTGATGACGCGGATCTTTCCGCTCTGAAGACCAGCCATGATTTCAGAGATGGAGAGATCAAGTTCAGCATCAATCTGATCGAGCGCTTGCATGTTCGCGCACAAAATCACATCACTGCCGTTGAAGGTGCAAGCCACTTCACCTCGCGATTTGTTGGGTTTTCTCATGTGAGCACATCCAATTCAAAGGTGATGTCACCAGTCATGGTTAGCTCAAGAGAGAACTCCAACTCACCTTGCATCGGACCGCTCACATCAACTTTGTTGAAGACCACCGTCCCGGTAAAAGTACCCCACAAAGGAACGATAATTTTTGCGTTGGCATACGCCTGCCCAATAGCGTGTTGTACAACTCGTTGATACGTCTCAGAACTGGTAGCCACACCATTGCCACTGAGGGAAATTGTTCGGATACCGTAAGCACCTGAGTAGTTAAGAGGGGCACTTGGATTATCACAATTTGGCCGCGTGGTATCGACCACTTCGTTGTTAATCGAAAGGCTCTTATCTTTAACCCCACACACGCTTTCAAACGTTTCAGGGTCACCGCCATTACCAAGCTGAATCAACATCAGCTTGCCTTGGGATTCTGCACCAGCCATGCTTAGCTCTCCAGTTTTCGGATAGTAAATTGAACCGCCATCACGCCATGGCGTGTGACCCCGTCAGGATCTTCTAGCGATTGGGTATGCTCTACCAACGAGAAGCAGGTTGAAGGCCCATTGATATCAACGCCCACATCATGCAATCGCTGATAAATCTCAGCCATGATTGTCTTCAGTTCTGTTTGCCCAGGTGAGCGTGACCAGATGTGAAGCGTGATGACATGCTCACCACCAAGTGCACCATGCGCATCATCTGGAACATCGCTGACTTCACCAATCTCAATCAACGGATAGTCAGAACCATCTTTGCGTTTGTGGTCATGAACACCTCGAACCCCTTCAATGACTGGAGTGGTTAGAGTGCGATATAGCCAGTCCTGCAACGCAACGGCGAACTCCATCATTTTTTGAAAGCTCTCTTATAGGCTCGATTGAGCGCAGTGCTCATACGCCGTTGATGACGACGCTTGAGCAGTCTGCGAACTGGATTGATGAATGGCTGCGCGGCAGTTTTCACAGTTCCATACTCAATGAGGAACCAGCGCCATAAGCCGTAAACACCCCACGCGCTCGAAGTCGCATATGACTTGGAAGTCTTGCCGCCCTTTTGTGTGAAGGTTGCGATGCCATCATCGACCTCACGATATTCAAGGGACTCTGCGAGATCACCATGATCTCTAGTGACAAGGCCCTTGGCAAGATCAACGAACTCTTTGCTACTCTTTTTGTTGGCCTTTTTCATTTCGTCGTCGATAGCTGGGATCATTTGGCGAGCTTGAGCTAGATGCTTCTCAATAGCTCGCGTATCAATCTTGATGCCGTCAGCCATCAGACCGCGACCCCGCGCTCAACAACCAGCTCCAAGCGCCGCTTACGCCGATCTGGATCGATGATTGAGCGGATGTTGTAGATCTCACTATCGATCACAGCGATATCTTTTTCGCTCAGGCTGGCTGCTTGAGAGCAATAACGGACATGCAAAACCCCAGAGGCAAGAGCACTAATCATACCAGCCGCCACCCGCTCCCGACCTTTGGACATCTGAAGCTCACAGCAGGTCTCAAACAAATCACCCCACTTATCTTCAGCACCGCCCCTACCATCAGGCACAGGAGTATTACGCCTAAAGATCACGGTGTCTCTGAGCTTGCCTGCCCGCATATCAAATTATCCTTGAAGAGATTAACCGCTTACCCAGCCAACATGGTTCTTGTCGATCAAGCGTTGAGCGCTCAAAGGCAGCTCACTGGCAATAGTGCCCACCACAACAGGTTCACGGTGCTCGTACCAGTTCCCAACCATCAAATGAGCGGCATGAATGATATCGCTGGGAACGTCAGCAGATGAACCATATCCAACAGTGAACGTGATGCTCAATGCCTCTGGGTGGTCCGACATAGACGGCCATGCAAAGCCAGTTCCCGGAAACACTTTGGTTTCACTTGACCTGCGAAGCAGCCAGAGCTTGGCGGGATCAATTGAGTGTTCATTGCCATCAGTATCGAAGTAAGAAGCGCTCTCGATTTTCTGGACCGGACCACAAGGCAGCTTCAGTTTTTGATTGCCGCAAGGTGGCCGCGACCACGCGCAGCGCCAGACTTGCCTGACCAGCGCCTGACCAAGGCAACCGGACGGACCATCGAGAAATTCTGTAGCCGTCCCAATCAAGCGCTGCAGAATATCGTCATCATCCGAGTGCTTCACGCAGACCTGTCGCTTTACGTCTTGCAAAGAGAGCAGCGCCTCAACTGGTCCGCTCACTCGCTCGTAATATCCGCGATCATCAAAATGAGTTGTCATCTGATAGCCCGTTACTTAGATGCATCAGCCTTGGCAGTAGCTTTGCGAGCACGCGTACGACGCGCTGCCTTGCGAGGCTTAGCCTGTGCAATCTTTACAGCCTGACCAGCCGCGATCATTCGATTACCTTCCTTGATCGGCACATCAACGATCTCACCAGCTTGCTGGGAAAGAGTTGGACCAGATCGAGAAATCAAAAGCTTAACTTGCATGACGTTCTCCAATTCAAAAAAGTCGGACGGCATCACCGCCCGACTGTTTCAACACCCAGGTTGATTAACCCGGCATCGCCAGATGCTTGATTGCACGCTCATCGCCCAAGCCGCCGTCAAAGCGAATAAGACCTGCAATGCCAACATTCGGCCAGAACCGCTCTTTCATCACACCAAGGATTGGACTACCGACCTTGCGCACGTAGTACTTGGAGAAGTCGCCGAAGATCATCGGCTTAGCATTAGCTTCGATACTCTGCATCTCTTCGTTGACAGAGTAAGGGAAGCTAACAGCGCCAATCTTCAATCGACCAGAACCATCTGGAGCTTCAGTGAGAAGATAGTTCCCGTCACCATCTTTCAGTTTTCTAACTGCCAGCAACGTCGTGTCGTTAAGCATAAAACGCGCTTTAGGAGATCGGCGATACGCAGGCTTCACCGAATGGACAAGGTCAAGGATTTCATCGGAGGTAACTGCGAGGTTGGATGCACTCTGTTTACCCAATGGAGATGCTGGCACAATACCGCGCACGCCGCCGCCGCCCGGACCTAAAGTGAGATGCCTGTTTGCAATGACACCAAGACGCTCACCGAGCAGCGTCTTGATCAGGGTTTCCATCGCAAGAATGCTGTCCTGAGCCAGTTCCAGTGAAAACTTAACAAATGGCGTGTTGAACGCATGCGCATTCAACGTGAAGCGACCGAACTCGATATCGCCGCTGCCATCGTCTTTCGGCTCGCCACCTTCTGTATGGGCATCACCTGACTTGTCGGTGTCATCAAGCGTTGGCATCGGAATCGGATTGCCGCCAGTGGTGGCAATAACAGTGCAGATGTCCTCATCGTACATAGGTCCGAAGTCTGCCATTGCTTGGATCAGAGAAGATTGCAGCTCTTCAGGAACGGTGTAGCCACCAGCGGCACCAGTGGCCGTGGATTGCGCACGGAACTCACCAGAAGCACCCAGCTTCAGTACTTCGCGCACTTCTTGCGGCAACGCAGAAAGATCACCAGCACAGCGGATCATCTCACCGAACGCGCTGCGATAAGTCACCGGCTCATTTTCATCAACGCCGCGACCTTCATCGCCGTCACCACGAGGGCGACGCTCATCACCAGCGTTGGCAGAACGCTCAGCTTTTTCGAGCTTTTCTTCGCGCTCAGCTTGCTTTTCCAGCTTTGCGTGATCAGCCATCATAGTATCGAATTCACCTTCGATCTCGGCTGCACGTTCTTCTGTTGTATCGTCTTTAATTTCATCAAGTTTTGCACGAGCGTTCGTGGCAATGCGCGCCATCTTCTCGCGCAGCTCTCTAAGCTTGCTCATTTCATAGCTCCAGTTTTTTGAAGAAAGCGCCGACTAGACGCGAGAGAAAGCAAATGGGCGCAGCCTATTTGCTGTTTGCCTGTTCCATTTGAACAAGGCCCAACTGCATCCGCCGCTTACTCACAGAAACAGCGGATGATTTTCGTTGCGGGGAAAGGTTCTCACGATGGGTCTGCAAACTACGCAGGCCAATTTCTGTTCCCTCATAAGCGGGGTTAGTAACAACCGAGACATCATAGAGTGCGGCCTTCACAACATCACGCATCGGAGGATCGACCGTTTCGTCCCATGTCTCTTTGACAGCGGAAAAAGCGAACGACATCTTATCCAGATCACCGCGCTGCATCTTGGGAATGAGCGCCTGCACATCGGGATCATTTGGATCAAGCTCAGTCTCTATCTTCAAGCCGTGATCATCTTCAGACAGCTTCAAGGTGCCTGAGCGTGTCCGAGCGAGAGGCAACCCATGATGATTGACCAGAAAGACAACATCGTCTTTACCGATTGCATCCGAGAAAGCCCCCGGCAAAATTCGCTCTCTGAAGAATCCGCAAATATCCGTTTCTTGATTGAAGACCGCCGCATATCCAGTTACGCGGATGCCCTCGCCATCGTCACCTTCACGGACTTCAACGGCTTGCCCCATGCGAGTTTCATGCTTCATCGTCGCCCTCTTTCTTAGGCGCAGCACCAGCCTTCGGCGCTGGCAGATTGAGTTGATAGTTGATTGGGAATGTTCCGCCTTGAATGAAGAGATGGTTGCCTTCTGGAGCATCACTCAAGTTCTCACGCCGACGCGCCTCATTTGGCATCAGCACGCCGTGCGTGATGCCTGTCGCATAGCCTTCCATGCGGGTCTTGAAGTCACCGCGCAGCAGGCCATCCATATTGAACTCAACAAACTGGTTACGGTTTGAGCGGCCAAAGAGCTTTAGGTTTAGCTCTTGCTCAAGCTGGTTCACCCATCGACGGATGGTGTGTTTCGTCAGGTGCAAGTCCTGCTGTTCAACGTTATTGAATTTTGCGCCTGTGAGATCCTGAAGGAATGCGGGTGGTAACTGATAAATGCGAGCGGCTTCCTCAATCCCAAATCTCTTGGTCTCAATAAGTTGGCTCTTATCTGGATCAGAACCGACCGTCTTGATATCCATCCCTGACGGCAAAGTGAAAGCATTCCGGTTCTTTGCAAGCACATCTTTGATTGCACTTTCAAACTCATCAGCTGCACGCTTGAGCGCTTCCTTATTTTGAAAGTTACCAGTCACCACATAAGGCGGCACACCACCATTATTGAAGTAGTTGCTGGCATAACTATTGGCATCAATCATCAAGCCAATAGCTTGCGCACAAGCAGCAAGCGGACCACGATGCTTGAGCGAGTTGTCCTGCATCATGAATGCCAGGTCGATAATCTCACGTGCTTCATAGACCAGCGTCCGATTGCCATCGCGATACTCATAGAAGGTGCGACCATTCCGGCGAACGATTGTCACCTTTGAAGGATCAAGCGGCCATAAATTGATGATCTGATCGCGCTGATTGCGTTCAATAAAAGTAAAGCCCCGACCACCAGTCAGCACATTCATGAAGAAATGATAGCGCCAAGCAAACGAGGTCATCTCATCATTGACGGCAAAACCAAGAATGTCTGCGATGCCACCTCTTACCCGTTTACGATCATCCCCTGTTCGGTCATAAACATGCAGCGGCAAACTCGCCAAGGTGGATGCAATGAAGTTCACCGCACACCAAATCGCTGGGATACTCAAAGCCGCATCAATGGTAACAACCGTTCCACCCTTTGAAGTGTAATTGGCCATCCCGAAGGACTGCAGAAAATTCTCAGCAGTTGGCGACACACTAGGATCTTCGAGTGTGCTGCGCTTTTCAGCCCGCTTGATCGTTGGGATTTTCATGAAGCCACCAATTTGAAGTTAGGATCATTGTCCCATGGCGTCGGAGCTGGTCCGCTGTCGAAGCGTTCGCGGCACGTAGCAACACCAATCGACATCGCTTGAGAAACCATTCCATCGATACGGCCCGTTGCTTTCTGCTTGTCGAACATCCGGTGTCCGGTTCGGTTCTCAGCATAAGCAACGTTTGCCGCGCAGTTCGTCATCATGGGATTGGAAGCAACTCGTATGCGACCATCAAACACCGCATCCTCGAACTTGTTTATGGAATCGGGCATCCACAAATAGACTTCCTGAGCGCCCTCAGGTTGTTCTTTGTCTTTATCAAGTATCCGCTTTGCAAAGCCTTGAGGATGCACTGTCATCGGCAGGTCTGCGCCGATTGCATCTAAGTGATCTTGCAGGTTTTCTAGCCCGTATTGATCACAACCAATTTCAACAGGATCAGCTTTGGTGCAGATCTCAGAAAGCGCATCCGCAACCCACGCATAGGAAATTCGTTTTCCTTTAACTGCTTCAATGTAACCAGCCTCAACCCACTGATCGTATGGTGTTTGATCTTGCGCAGCTCGCTCAAGAAGCGTCTCTTCTGGCGTCCAGAACCAAGTGATTGATGCAAACTCTTCCTTGTCTGGCGTATCATCAAGAACCCAGGTCAGCGTGAACGATGTGAAGTCGCGAACTTTTGAGAGATCCAATCCGCCGTAACAAGGATAGCCCGCCTCAATCAGGCTCTCCATTGTCAACTCAGCATCGAGACACTTACGCCATATCTCGTGTTTAAATGCTGCGTTGTCCGCCTCAGTCCAGATACAAAAGTGAAGTCGTGCAATACCGTTCTTTTTCCCCGGCATCATCTTGGCTTGGTTGACTTGAAGTTGGAGGTAGTCCTCAGTCAGGATCGTGCCAAGCAATGGGTTTGCTTTGATCCAGCAAGATGGATCATCCAACCAGTTGTCGCCTTCATCCAGACCGCAGACAAAAGAGAACGTTGTGTCATCCTCTGCCAGACCAGACGCCACCCGGATTGCGTGAGTTCTTTCCTCGTAGCAAATACCATTACGATTAACTCCGGCATTGGTTGCCATGAGCAACAACGGCTGCTTACGAAACTTAAACCCACGCTCCAGCATGTCGATAGTGTCGCGGTTCTTGTGCTCGTGAACCTCATCACAAAGCGCAACGCTAGGGCGCGGCCCTGACTTTCCATCATCCGAGGAAATAGGTTTGAACTCTCGTTTACCACCATCTTTGGCGCGGTAGATCATCGCGTAGACAGGATCGATTCCCAGCTGCTTAATCCGGGCATTCAAGCTTGGCGATTGATCGACCATCGCAACAGCATCTTTGAAAAGAACTTGCGCCTGATCTTTCTTTGAAGCCGCAGCGTAGACCTCTGCTCGCGGTTCCCTTTCCCTAACAAGTCCGACCAGACCAACGCCCGCCAGCATTGGTGACTTGCCGTTTCCTTTGCCTTCTTCATCGTACATGCGCCGAAACCGACGCATTCCGGTTTCTTTGTTCTTCCAGCCAAACAGCGAACCAACACGAAACTGTTGCGATGGATGAAGGTGGAACCGCTTGTTTTCGAAGTCACCACCATTGAGCCGCAAACGCTTAGGGAAAAAATTGATAACCTTCAGAGCTTCTTCGCGATCGAAGCAGAAGCCGCGCTCGCCAGCTTCATCCAGATCGCGCAAATGGCGCTCACAGGTGTGACGTATGTGAGGGCCTGCAATCACGCGGCCTGCAATTACGTCCTCAGCCCATGCGGTAACTGGATCAATTTCGGGATTGGTTCGCATCAAGCAAAGTCGTCTTCATCAAGATCCAGTTGGCCCTGAGCTGGGTTGGCTCTAAGCCCGCGCTCTGCTGCAGGAGTTAATCCGAAGTCACGTGCTACCGTGAGGAACTGCCGAAAGGTCTCATTGAGCTGAGCAACCTCAGGCCGGTTCTTGATTTGCTCCCCATTGCGTGTCTCAGAGATATAGGTTTCCCCAACGCCGGGAGTGTTCAGGTACTTGCGCAAGGTTTCATGTCTGGCAAGTGCCTCACACATGAGAACGAAGCTCTCCAAGTTATGATAACTCAGTCGAGCCACAAGCGGGTTGCACACATGAGGTGCAATGCGTTCATAAACTTTACTGCCACCCTTGGTCAGGTGGTCTGGCTTCATATCAGCGGCGAGCTGCTTGCCACGTTCGCGCAGAGCATCTGGGTTGTTGGTGCCCGTGAGTGGAACAACGTTTTCATTGCTGTTGGGTGTTCTGCCCTTCACCTGTCAGCTCCTTTAAGCCCTTGCCCCTAGTGGCTTTTTGTCTCCAATTCCCACTTTTTGTGCGAAAACCCTCCCCCTCCGGTCCTCAACTTTCGCGGTGGGAGAAATCGACCCCACCCCCTACCTGTTCGCCGGGTGGTTGGGATCGACTGGCCATCCGCTTTCATCGACCTGGGAGCTGTAACCGCGCTGCTCTTCGCGCTGCTTCACGATGTCATGATGATCAGGACAGAGGGTTTGAACGTCGCCAAAGTAGAAGAGGTATTCGTCGCCACGGTGTGGCTGTATGTGGTCGCAGACTAGGAACCGCCGCCGCTTGTGTGGTTGAGGAGAGCCATCCAGTTTCTTGCTCCCGTCATTGAGGATGCCAACTTTCAGGCACATCACACAGAGAGGACTCTCTGCCAGATGATCAGCCCGTCGCCGCCTCCATCGCGCAGTCTTGTACCACTTGCGATAGGCTTGAGCCTCTTGTGAGCGTCCGTAATCTGCCAACGTGACCCAAACAGAAAAAAGGCCCGCCTCATCAGCGAACCAGTTAAACGCACCGCATGCGTGTCAAAATTCCATAGAAACTCTTCGCGCCAACTCCGCCATTTGGCGTCTTGTGTTGACTGGGTCTCGCGTTCGGGTCGCTCTGTTTGTGTAGCGGGTTCTAGCCGCTCAGGCCCCGAAGATCCACGTGATCGTCCTGCCGCGCATCATGATTAACGCAACGCCACTTTGTCAATAGGCACTGTTGCCTTTGTCGCTCTACCGAACGCCTCAACCTCAACTCGAACCGCCCTGCCATTCTTTTTGAGATCACGAACCACACCGTTCAATTTGGCCCCGGTACCAGCCACGAGCATAACCTCATCTCCAATGCTAAAGAGCTGCCCCTTAACAAGCTTTCCTCCAACTTCGGCCTCGCAGGATGTTTCGACAATTCGGAGCATCTCACGCACAGGCACACGATGAGGAGCGCCCTCAAATGTGGCTGATAGAATTTTTTCCACACCGTCGCATTTGCGAACCAAATCACAGTTCTGACCTGCATAAGCATTCAGGCCGACGAACAAGTACCGAGGGAACATTGATCTGCTAACCACAACCCTGTTCTTTGTCTGCCTGTGCTTCCGACACTCAGTCATCATCGGCTGAAAGACCGTCACACCTGTTGCGTTGATACCTTCAAAGGCCCGATCCTCACAGTCTGGATTGGTTCGGATAACAACCCACTCAAGAGAGCTGTTCTTGATCAGCGAACGCATGAACTGGTAACCACGCTCTAGCGCTCGGTTTTCATCATCTGGGGCAGTCATCGTCATTCAGCAGCCTCCTGAGTTGCTGTTGTGGTATTGATAATTTGGCCGTGCACAGCCTCAAAGTTTTCAAGAGCCCTCTTCACCGCCCCAAGCAAAGCCTCAGGTTTATTATCATCGATGAGCCCCACATCGGTCCCGACGAGCTTCGGCATGTAGACCCACTCAGGCAAATCGCGATCAACACCAAACCAAGGCCAGCCGCGCTCCTCATGCAGCTTCTCCCAAGCCTTCCAGAGTTCAGAGCCGACTTTCACCTGAGAGAACTCATCCGCAAGGGGAACCAGCTCATTGGCAACCGTCACACCCTTCGAGCTTGTCTGCGCCCGGTGCTGCATGGCGTTGACCCGAGGCCATCCATATTGTGCCCTGCGTTGTCGCTTCTCTCGCTCAGCCGCCTCCCCGTCTCCCTTCAAAAGCCCAGCAAGAAAAGCCGAAGGTTTCGGAAAGTTGCCGTAGTGAGGCTGGAGCAAATCAGCAAAGCGGTAGACACCCCAGAGCTTGCCGAATGGTTTGGCGGGCTCTGCCGTACCACTGCCAGTCGCTTTCGATGGAAGCTTCTCCCAGCGTTTTTCCTTGAGATAGACGGCAAACGCACACATTTTGGTTCGACCAATTTGCTTGCAGTGCAGCTCGTAAGCACTTGCCTTCGAAGATGCTTGCAACCGCTCATCCTCGGTCAGATCAAACCAAGCCTTCTCAGCGGAGTCGGCACTATCCGATGCAAACGTCGACCAACTTGCGTGAGCCTTTTTCAGCCTTCGAACCCACGTTTCATGAGAGACTTTGCCCTTATTGTCATTTTTTACATTCTCGCTCTCACGCGCGCTCTCTCTCATATGGATTGGTATTGGATTGTTAAGTGGGTTGTTCTTATCTTGGTCCACCTCATGGACCACCTTAGGTCCACCACGTGCACCACCTTCGTCCACCTCGTGCACCACCTTTTCTAAGGGAGGTAGTCCACCACATGCACCACCTTCTTCTTCACTCTCAGCAGTATTAACAATACGCTCAGTTAAGCTTGGTGCGTCCAATTTCCTCTCTGGCCATCGAGCGACATAGTCTTTTCGCTTCCATCTTTGCCCTTTAAAACCATGCTGAGAAATTGAGACCCAACCCGCATCTCTAGCCACTTCAAGGTGCTTCATGATTGCGTTTTTGCTCAGGCTGCTATGCTCAATCAACTGATCGATTGACGGGTAACAGCTCTCGCCCATTTCGTTCATGAAGAGCGCCAGAGTATGGAGCACATGCTTGGTTGTCGGTGAGAGTCCTGACCTGCTAAACGCTTGCCTCCAACTCCAAGCCCTACGACCATCACTCATGCCGCACCTCCTACATCAGGAAGCTTGAGCGAGTACTCATTTCGCTTGATTCTTGCACCATTGGCCTCATCGCGTTTAACGCAGATCCAACCAGCGCCCTCCGCCGATTTCAGGTGCTTAATCACCGAGGGTTTGCTCAAACCAGTTCGCTCCGCCAGAGTTCCAATTGAAGCGGTAATCCCCTCACCAGAACGATCTGCAAAAAGGCTTAGTGCAAACAGCATGAGCCGAGTATTCGCCGCCAAATCGCTCTGCGAAACCTCGTATAGCCACTCTTGAACATTCTGAAAATCACGCACTACAAACCTCCATTGCCCCAGAGAGAGAAAACAAAGGGCCAGGTTGATCCTCAGGCTCGGGATCACTAGCCAAATCAAGGTCACTTAGTTTGGAGAAACGCCCCTTCGAGCCGGGAGGCACCCATATGAGCTGGGTGGGGCTTGCCTCCTGATCTGTACGGAAGATGATCCAGCAATAAGCCGTAGCTGTGCCACCATCTGGAACATAGCGCCCTTTGTGGATGGCAACCCGTTCAGCAAAAACCGCTACGATTGCAGGCGGATGAACCATAAACAACGTTGCAACACGTTCGATGGTTTCCAGCCACCTCAATGGAACAAGCACAGCAACGCCTCGCTTGGGCTTATGGGCTAATGCACGTTCCACGAACTGCTGAGCCAACATGCCAAAGGGCGGATTGGTGATAATCCAGTCAAAGGTTCCGGGAGGGAATTGCCACTCTGGGAGCACTGTCAGGAAGTCCCAAAACTCCCCATGTGCATCGCCAAACCCGCGATTGAACAGATCGGATGCCCAAACCAGATCAAAGTATTCTCGGAGCGGGATCGCCATATGCCCGCCGCCACAAGCACACTCCCACACCTTTAACGGCCCCCAACCCGCCTCGCCCACTCGCTTGAGGTGCAAAAGCAAATCGCACAGAGCACGCGTTGCCCATGGTGGCGTAGGGAAATAGTCGCCAAACTTCTCAGGCTCCACCCGAGACGCCATAACCGCTCGCGAGTTCTTAGCGGCGCTCATGCAGCAACCCTCCCGAGGGATTCCGCAGATCGACGCTTCGGCGAATGCGTGTTGCAATCGGTATCGCAAAAATATGCAGAGAGCCTTGCCGGATGCGCCAACATAGCAAAGCTCTCTGCGCACACTGGCCAACTTTGGAAAGGAACAGCCAGCATGAGTAATGATCAGCGGAAAGAGCTAGATGAGTTGCAAGCAAAATACGACTTGCTTTGTATCTTAATCTTGGGAGTTTACGGTCGGTTAGGCCAAGAGGATCAGGTACACGTACAAAACCAATGGTCAAATGAAGGCATAGCTTGGCAAAATAACTGGACCGCCAATGCAGGCGAATACTTCGTGACCACAACTTATAACAGTATAGAGAAGCAATTAAGCGATGTGTCCATATCAGCGGCTCGGCATGCAATCTAGAGAAAGCTGATCTTTGCTCTCCCCAGGCTTCAAGATTAGTCATGCAGCGGCTACATGCAGCGTAATGTGCAAAAGTTACACGATATCCATCAATTTTGAACACTTCGCCACCTCCCCCAAAAAAATGCGATGCGTGACAAAGTTAGCTGTATTGAGGGGTTCATCTCTCAATGCAGCTAACTCCTGCCAATCAACTCTTGTCAGCAGGGAGTTTTTTATTCTCAGAGACTTGCTGTTGCTCCAACATGAAAAGCTGATAAGACCTTTCAAGAACGGCAGTTTTCTCAGAGAAACCATCCCGTTCAACGCGAGAGATGCAACTTTGAGAGCACCCAAGCGCACGCGCCATCTCCAACTGAGTAAGCTTAGCTTTCATTCGAATTTCGGTAGGCTCTAGCATCGCTACAAAATCCCGTGGGTATAATATTTACTCGACACGTGTATTTTCAATGCCAGATGCATAGTCCAAAGTCAACACCCAATGCATAAAGCCGATTGGCACTGTGGAGCCATGGAACCACACGAAAGACTTAGAACAGCCCGCTTCAATGCAGGCTTTAAAACAGCTACAGCAGCCGCCAAGTCTCTTGGCGTCAACGTTAGCACCTACTCAAGCCACGAGAACGGCTCTAGGGCATTCGGTCATGAAGAGGCTGCTCACTATGCCCGCCGCTTCAAAACATCTCCCCAGTTCCTTTTGTATGGAGAAGGCCGATCACCCGATGATGCAAAACCAGACGCTGATGACCTAACACACAGCCTGCTGGGTGAAATGGCGAACAATTCTGATAGACCGCAAACGGATAAGCTTGACTTAGAGTTATTCTTAAAGTCTTTTGAAGAAGGAATAAGACTTGAAGAGCAAATTCTTGATGGCAGGGGTAGCATTAGAGATTTATCTATTATAGTTGAAAATATTTATAACGCTGCAAAGAAGAAAAAGACTGATAAGTGATATTTTTTAACTGAAGGATACTGTCCTAAAGTTTCGCTACGCGCTCTAACCATAAGTACCTAAAGAGAGACCATATGGACAACGAAAGCGCACTATCACTGATCTGGCATCGTCCAACCTTCTCACACAAGGAGGAAGTTTTGGACCTTATTAAGACCGCCGAAAAGTACGACCTAATCACACCACTTAAGATGATGTGTGTTAATCTTTACGATTGCCCCTACATCGATTTACTAAGCGAAAAGCAGCAAAAAGAAGTAATCAACGCCTTTCGCCCCGCGCTGGTTCTGGCGTACACACAACAGAAACAGGAGCAGGAAGTTGCTTGAGTACACCAAGAGGCGCCCCGCTACTGCACTCATACTCGAAGAGTTGAGCACAACGGGTGCACAGCTTTTGCACATCTGGAATAAATCCAATGGGCACCTCTCACCCGAGTTCATCGATTACGCACGCAAAGTACTGCTCATGGCGCCACCTGCCACCCCCAGCGACAGCCCTGACATTCTAATGATAGGCAACGACAGCTTCGCACGTCACGTGTTCGGGGCGGACTGGGCTCAACACCCAACCAGAGCCAGAAAGGCGATGTCACTGACATATCGACAATTGGTGGCAAGCAGTTATTGGAATGCGCACCAGTCAAACAAGCCAATTTTTGACCTGATCGGCGCAAACCTTTCCGACAATAACTATCGCGAGTATTGCAGACTAATCCTGCCCGTACATTCACGAGCAGGAATTTCACAGCTTGTAGTTTTCACGAAAGAGCTACCTGATCAATCATCTCGCGCAATATCACTAATCAACTGATTCAGAGCGTATGAAGGGTTTGCACAAAACGCCAACCCCTTTGGAAAGTCTCGAGACGGCACCTCAAAGCGAATGCCATCTGACTGTCCTACCAACCATCCCCAGCGCGCTCCATTTCCATTCAAGAAATCAGTGGGACGCATCCAGCAATAAATCCAATCAAGTCGCCAAAGATCAAAAGCCATAATCTGCGCGAACTCCATCAATCTGCGCGCGTAACCCCGTTTCCTGAGATCTGGCCTTATCCAAAGATCGCCCAGGTATCCAACCTGCCCCGAAATACGCTTCGCGATCTCAGGCTGAACATTCGTCACCTGTACAGGATTGCCATCAACATCAACATATCGCAATCGCCAATAAGTAGCCAAGAAGTCCGACAACGCCAACCCTTGCAGCGGCTCTAGCCTAATTGCCGCAAACCCACATAAATGCCTCTCACCAACTAACCTCAGCCCTAGCCATGCAACATTCTCTTTACTCTGTGCGTTGAGAGAATATGCAAAATGCGGTGTAAGCCCGCCCTTAGCCTCGGGCAAAGCTTCTTCAGCAGCGGCAAACGATTCCCCCTGAACAATCTCAAAGCCATTTTTCTCAAACTCAGAAATCAGCTTAGCAGCTGCCTGATAGAGCACTAAACGCGCCACCATATCGGTACCTCCAAATCCCCAAAGAGCAATTGGATGCAGATATCCACATAAAACCTAACGAAATTACCCCTTAAATCTAACAATCAACATAGTTTGACTCGTGTCCTAAATTCATTTTTCGGACACTGAGCATAATATTTATGCCATACGCATTGACAATCGCGTATACTCAGAGCATATTTTTTACACTGACTGTGTGGATTTGAATATCATGACCGAATTTGAAGCAATTAAGCTTCTTCGTGAACATCGAAGAAAACTGTCTCGACTTCCAGCTGGCTCATTAGTCCGTTTTCGAAGGAGCCCGCCTGAAGACTTAGGCCGATGCAACATCGGTATTGTGCAACGAGATGCAGCCCTTAGTGCTGTGGTCGTTCTCTACATCGATAGCGACAACCAACCTCAGCAAGCAGTAGCAGCAGTTTCAGATTTATTTATCGCAGAGGGTGAACGAGATGACATCTCAGATTGATGACAAAAAGGTGCGGGACACACGCGACGATCTACAACCGGGAATCGACAACCTGACCAGCCAGATCAAAAGCGCCGCGGTGTCTGACACAGATAAAGCAACTCTCGCTTTGCGTGCAGGGAAGGCAATCGTCTCAAACGTTGCAGAAGAGATCTTGGTGAACCAGTTCGCCGAGACACTCTCAAAGGAAGATGAAGACACCACCGCCTAACACAAAATAGAGAGAGAGGGCCCTGCTCTGTCTCTCTATCTCCAAAAGGAGTATTTCGATGCATAGCGCCACAATCATTCAATTCCCTGCGACTAAACAGAGCCCAGCTCAAGCACCCTCCAAAACCGTACAGCAAGTGGGCGAAGAAGCGCTCACCCAGACAAAGGACGCTCATAGAGACCTCTGCACGTTCCTCTCTGACTTGAGCTTCATGGTCAAAGAGACCCCGCAGGATCGCCGCGCGATCAGCGCTCGCATCCTCGCCATGCACGAAACACTCACCAACGCCGATATCGCGCTGGTGAAGATGCTTCAGCAAATGGAAACCGCAATTCCAGCAGGTACTCTTTAGGGCCTCCAACACCTCACCTCTTCGCTCCCCTCAATCACGAGGAACAGTCCCATGAATAGCATTGATAATGACGTATTTAGTGATCGCTGCAACGTGCCCCTGTTCCTCTTGAATGAGGCGGCAAAGCTTACTGTTCTCGTACTGCTTGGCTACACGCTGCTGTGCCTCGCTCCTGCCCTCGATCAATCAGTGATCGACGCAAAACAAAGCATCCCTTCTGACTTCATCAGCTCCCAGCTTTCCTCATTCGATGCTGACAAGCCACTCAAGTAAGGACGCGCCATGCCTATACCGATCATCTTCACCGTGAACTACTTTCGCATGTGGCAGCTTTACTTTTTCGGCTCAGCGCCTGTGCTCTACGGACCAGCCCTATCGCAGGAGAACGAGCAATGAAGTGCCCAACTTGCGTTGGAACCGGACGCGATGACTATTTCCACCTTGCTCTAAGTGAGTGTGAACGCTGCGACGGAACAGGCTCACTCCCAATTGAAGACCTAAATCCGTCTGCCTTGAAATCGGCAACACGAGCCTACTGGTCTACCTTGCCCGTGAGCGAGCATCAGACCTCTGATGTTCTCACGCCAGGCAATCAAATCAATCTGGCTTGGCATGCTGCAAAAATCATTTTCGCATACCAGAGACACAACAAGCCTCTAACCGAGGAAGAGAGCAAGCTGGCTACATTCCAGCACGTCACCCACGCCCATTAGCATTGCCGAGGTTACTCCTCCCAAGCGCGAAAGCGTCGCCTCGGCAGTGGCGGCTCAGGAAAGGCGCACCTGAGCCGCTTCCCCTTCTCTCACGACTGGAAGCACCGCAATGACAATAGACCTGACTCCATACGGTCTCTCCAAGAGAGAGCAGCAAAAGATCATAAAGCGCGAGAGGATCAATCGAGCGCGTGGGAACTGGGGGCCATGGCAGATCAAAGAGTTTTCCAAGGGGACCGTTGGGCACGGATGGGCGGCAGAGTTCACCAGAGCGCACAAGAATGATGTGTTTAGCGTTCTGGACCGCACACTATCCAACGGCATCCGCCACCTTGCAATCACATGCCTCTCTGAAGTCCGCCCATCATGGCCCGAAATGCAACGCATTAAAGATGAGCTTGCCGGACCAACTGCCACCGCCGTTGAGGTCTACCCTCCGAAGGCAGAAATCATTGACGATGCCGACATGTATCACCTTTGGGTCGTGACCACCTCTCTCCCTTTTTCTCTCTTCGATAATCGTAGGAGCGAGTGATGCAGCTGGAGCCGGGCATGACCCCTATCCACATCGGCATCAAGCTCACAACCAAGCCTGAGGCCTTGGCAGAGATCCTGACTGCTGTTGCTGTAAATGCTCCTCCAGAGCTTGTAGAGCAGGTCAAAGAACACATGCCAGAAGCCCTCCATGACCACACATCCAACTTTCTTGAAAAACTACTGATCGCAATAACCATCTAAACCCACCAACCGCATGTTTTTACTCAGGTCGCTAGCGACTGATTTGAAGGATGATAGAAATGCTGAATAGTCAGAGAGTTAACACTGCTTCTTCTACGTCAACACCAAAGAGGATTATTGAGATGGAAGGTAGGACAATGCTAACCCCTAAAGAGGTCGCCAAGCGCTGGGGCTTGTCAGATCAAGCCATTCGTAACATGATCAATCGAGGAGAACTTCACGGCACGCGATTTGGCACAGCGTACCGCATCCCGGTTTCGGAGGTAGAGCAATGGGAGCAGAGTATAAGCTCACTAGCCACAGAGGAAAGTGGGTCGTCGAGTTCAAAGACCCAAACACAGGCAAGCGCAGAAGAATTTCGACGGGCGCGACTGAGTACCATCTAGCTGAGCGCATACTCCCCAACATCATAAAAGCCGCAGAGGGTTACACAAAACACTCTGTGGCTGATTTGTATAAACTCTGCCAACAAGACAAGAAAGCTCAAGGGAAGAGAGCCCACGAAACAATGGGCCACTATTGGAAGGCTCTCGCTCCACATTTTGGGAACAAAGCCCCAGAAGACATCACGGTACAGCATTGCAGGGATTATGCGGTATTTCGAGCGAAGCAGGGAAGAAAGCAGTCCACGTTTGTTAGTGAACTGAAATATCTACGCCTCGCGCTCAGATGGGCGGTTAAACATAAGTACCTTGATGAGGCACCATTTATCGAAGTTCCCAGTGACCCGCCTCCACGAGATAGGCATCTCACAAAAGCTGAGTTCTCAAAGCTCGTAGCCGCTGCCAACAGCCCACATATCCGTCTCGCGATAATACTGCTCCTCACCACTGCCGCTCGCGTAGAGGCAATATTACAATTGACCTGGGATCGAGTTGATTTCGACAGACGAAAAATCATCTTGAAAGATCCTCTGGCGAGTATGATGCAAAAGGGCCGTGCCGTTGTGCCTATCAACGATCTATTGTACGCCGAACTCAAATCAGCTCAGATCAATAGATCCTGCGATCACGTTATAGAGTGGCGTGGCGAGTCTCTCACGAGCATCAAACGAGGGTTCAAGCGTGCAGTGGAACGGGCGAACCTGAACGATGTTTCCCCCCATGTTTTACGGCATACTGCAGCAGTTTGGATGATCGAGGCAGGTGTACCAATGGACGAAGTAAGTCAGTTTTTGGGGCACGAGAGTATCAACATTACTCGCAAGGTCTACGCTCGCTTTAGCCCAGAGTATTTGGCCAGCGCTGCAGCCGCGCTGGACGTTGGTACACTCGTACCAAGCCCAGACTGGCCCTATTAG